TTAGAAGCTGCAATGATGGATGATGAATCCATTGTTCGCACAGAACTTTTGTGCCAATGGGTGTCCCAAATCAATCCAGCGATCAATCCATCTTCATGGTCTGCTTGTGGCAAAGACAAAGCAAAGCTTGACAAAGAAAAGTCCACTTGGATGGCGATCGATCTTTCACCAGATCGCAGAGAAGCTGCGTTACTAGCGGCTCAAAGACTCGATGGTGATAAATTCATTGTCATACTTCTGGAGACTTATACCAATCCTGTCAATCTTGATGATAAACAAATGGCTAACTCTGTGGCTGACTGGGTTCGCAAATACCAGGTGGAGACTGTCGCTTATTCTCGCCAAACTTCAGGCGCGGTTGCTGCTCGCCTGGCTCCAGCAGGAATCAACACGACTCCCATCGATGGCGCGGTCTATGGACAAGCCTGCGATGAGATGCTGTCTGCCATTACAAGTCAAAGAATGGTTCACGCTAATCAGGATGAATTGACAAAGCAGGTTTTGAGTGCAGTCAAATTGCCGTTTAAGGATGGTGGCTGGTACTTAGGGCGAAAGGTTTCAAATTCGACAATCTGCGCAGCTGTAGCAATGGCAATGGTGTCCCATTTTGCCACAGCTCCCGATGCTGAAATGGACATCATGGTCGGCTAGACACAAAATGCTAATTTGTCAAATTATTTGACATTTATGGTATCATTTGTGTAATGGGAATCTTTGATCGTTTTGTCAAGGCTCCATCTGTCGAGGTATCTAATACAGATGTCGCAGCTTCACTTCAGCCATTCAATCTTTCATCTTCTGTTTATGGTTTGCTCAATGCACCTGTAAATGTAGATCGCGCATCAGCAATGAGCGTTCCAGCAGTAGCAAGAGCTCGTAACATTATCTGCGGAACTATTGGATCTTTGCCATTGCAGCAGTACAATAGAATTACAGGCGCACACATCGAGCCACTTCGAGTAATCAATCAACCCGATCCGCGTGTGTCTGGCTTTGTCGTTTATAACTGGCTCGCAGAAGATATTTGGCTATATGGCGTCGGCTTTGGTTTAGTCCTAGATGCTTATGCAGAAGATGGTCGAGTTCGTTCATGGACTCGCATTGATCCGCGCCGCGTTCAACCTAAGTACAACCTAGCAATGAATGAAATTGACGGTTATGATGTCGATGGCAAGACAGCACCACTTCGCGGTGTTGGTTCAATCATTCGTTTCGATGGTTATGATGAAGGTTTCTTAAATCGTGCAGGTCGCACAATCACAGCTGCAATCGAATTAGAAAAAGCTGCACTCTCCTATGCTAAAGAGCCAGTTCCATCAATGGTTCTCAAGAGTAACGGAACAAATTTAACTTCTGAGCGCATTGCAAAACTTCTTGAAGCATGGCGCAATTCTCGCGCTACTCGTTCAACAGCGTTTCTTAATGCAGATGTTGAAATGCAATCTGTCGGCTTTGATCCAAAGTCATTACAGCTTGTAGAAGGACGTCAATATGTGGCGTTGGAAGTTGCTCGCGCAGCGGGTATTCCAGCGTATTTCCTTTCCGCTGAAAACACCTCGATGACCTACTCCAACGCCACTTCAGAGCGTAGATCACTTGTTGATTTCTCAATGCGTCCAATCTTGGCTGCTATTGAGTCTCGTTTATCACTTCCAGATATTTGCCCAAGCACATCTGAAATTCGTTTTGACTTGGATGATTTCCTACGCGGTAACGCATTGGAACGCGCTCAGGTTTATCAAATACTCAACACAATCGGTGCAATGAGCATCGAACAAATCCAAGAAGAAGAGGATCTGATCAAATGAAGATCGATTTTCCAGTAACGCTAACAGCAGCAGATTCAGCGAAGCGCACAATCTCAGGTCGCATCGTTACATGGGGTGAGCAGGGCAATACATCTGCTGGACCAACAATCTTCGCTTCTGATTCAATCAAATTTAACAAGAATGTGAAACTGCTTTTAGAGCATGATCGCACTCGTCCAATCGGCAAACTTCTTGCATATGAAGTTACATCTGAAGGCATTGATGCAACATTCAAGATCGCTAATACAATGGCTGGCGAAGATGCTTTGGTAGAAGCTGCTGATGGACTCCGAGATGGCTTCTCAGTAGGAGTCAAGGTCGATGCTTGGGATAACCAAGATGGCGTGATGGTGATCTCAAAGTCATCAATCATGGAAACATCATTGGTAACTGATCCAGCAATCGATTCTGCGCGAGTTTCGCAGGTTGCAGCTTCTGAAGAAGAAGCCACACAAGTTTCTGAGACACCCGTTTCAGAAGTTCAATCAGAAGGAGAACAAGTGTCAGACACTACCGTTCCAGAGACTCCTGCCGTTGCTGAAGCGGTAGAAGCACACAAAGTAGAGGCAGCGGCAACACGCCCAGCATTCTACACAACTCCTCGCATCAATCCTGATCTCACAGCAGGTCAGTTACTTGAAGCGAACATCAAGGCATCAATGGGTGATGAAGATGCTCGTCAGCTAGTTCTAGCAACTAACGACACATCAACAAACACAGGTTTAACACTCGCTCCACACATGAACGAGTTTGTTACAACTTCAATCGATGGACGTCCAGCAGTGGATGCAATTTCACGTGGCGTTCTTCCAGCGACAGGAATGTCATTCACAATTCCTAAGCTAACAACAGCACCAACAATCGATTCAGATTCAACTGAAGGTGAAGCACTAGGCGGAACTGAAATGGCTTCTGGCTACATCACAGCATCTGTTAAGAAGGCTGCTGGACTTCAAACAATTTCATGGGAACTTCTAGATCGCTCATCACCAGTTTTCTACGATGAATTGATCCGCGAACTTAACCTTGCATACGCAAAGGCAACTGATCAGGCAGTAGTAGCAGCACTTGTTGCTGGTGGTACTCAGGCATCAACACAGGCTGCAACAATCGCAGGTTTCAAGGCGTACATCGCAAAGGAAACTCCAGCAGCTTACGCAGCAGCAGGAAAGTTTGCTAAGAACATCATCGCTAACACAGCATGGTGGGAGACAATCATTTCAGCTGAGGACACAACAAACCGTCCACTATTCACAGCTGCACAGCCATCAAACGCTCCAGGTAATGTCGGAGTACAGTCATTAACTGGAACAGTAATGGGTCAAAACCTATATGTTGATCCACACATGACAACAACAACTCTTATCGATGATTCTGCATTCTTGGTAGTACCAGAAGCAGTTACATTCTACGAGGCTCCAAAGACTCAGATCCAGGTTCAGGCTTTGGCTAACGGTCGCCTACAGGTAGCAGTTTACGGCTACTACGCAATCGCAACAAAGGTTGGCGCAGGAATCCGCCGCTTCAACCTAACATAATAAAAAACTAATCATGGGGGGGCGGTTGCTCCCGATCGCTCCCCCAGCAGTATGGAAAGGACAGAAATGCCAACAATTATCACAGCCTTAGAGCTTCGATCTGTGCTTGGCGTTTCGTCCTCTCTATATGCTGACAGCGTTCTATCAGACATCATCGATAGTGCTGAGGCAGTCATTTTGCCTATGCTTAATTCTTACTCTGTGGCAATCGATGCAGTTTCATTAGTATCAAACATTGCTTATTTCTCAACACCAACTCCACAGCCTTTCGGTGAAGGACAATCAGTAGTGATCGCAGGATGCGGAACTCCATTTAACGGTACTCGCACCATCACTACAGACTTGCTAAATGATTACACATTCTCAGCTGCTATCACTAACGCCGATATCATCTCAAAAAACATCATTCCATCGGGTACTGCAACCCTTACTGGCGCATCGACTTATGTCGGCAACAGCGCAGTAGAAACAGCCGTGACTGTTGTGTCAGTCGAAATCTTTCAGAGTCGTACTGCTCCAGGTGGACAGATCGAGGGCGTAGACTTTGCTCCAACACCATTCCGCATGGGTCGCAGTCTTTACAACAGAGTGTCGGGGCTCTTAGGCAGTTTGGTAGACGTCGGAAGTATTTGTCAATGACAATCCTTTCACAAGTTCGTACACCATTGGCAAATGCGTTTTCATCAGTCGCAGCCAATGTATTTGCTTATGTGCCTGAGACAATTCCAGCACCAGCAGTAGTCATTGTGCCAGATTCACCATATATGGAATTTCAGACTATTGGCAGCAACTCAACTTTCCGCGCTCGGATCAATATGACCATCACATGCGCGGTTGCATACAACTCCAATCCAGCAAGCCTGGACAACTTGGAGCAACTAATAACAAGTGTAGTCAGCCTAATCCCAGCAGGATATGAGCTGTCTGCGGTCGATAGACCAACCGTAACTACCGTAGGAGCAGGACAACTGCTTGTGGCTGACATTCGTGTGGCTACTTACTACACCCAATCATAAGGAGCACAAGTGGCAACAACAGTAATCACAGGGCGCGACTTAGCCTTGACTATCGACTCAAAAAGTTACGATGCTCAAGCTCTTAGCGCAACACTAGAAACAACTTTAGATCGTCAGGCATACGAGACACTAGATGGTCGCGTGTACAAGACAATCGATACAAACGCAACAATGACATTGAACATCCTTGCAGACTGGGGTGCATCAGCTGGTGCTGGCACATTCTCACTATGCGAGCTTCTATGGACTGCTGCTAACTCAGCACCAGACACAGCATTGGCTTATACATTTACAGCAGCAACAGGAGCAGTCTTTACAGGCAATCTATACCCATCATTCCCATCAGTAGTGGGAACAGGTAAGGATGCACAGACTGTAACATTCACGCTACAATGCACAGCAAAGCCAACATTAACAATTAGCTAATAACATCTAACAACGGGAGCAAAGATGAGATTACCAATAACAATTACATATAACGATGGCGAACAGGTCACAGTAGTGGCTCAGCCGCCAGAGTGGGCAAAGTGGGAGAGGGAGACTGGACATTCCACAACTAAGTTCAATGAGTTCGCAGGTATCTGGGATTTATTGTTCTTAGGATTTCACACCTTGAAGCGTGAATCAGGTGGTCGTCCAGTTAAACCTTTCGAGGCTTGGATGGAAACTGTTGCCGATATTACAGTCGGTGAATCAAACCCAAAAGCCATGAGCCAGGAAGCATCAGCAGACTCCTAGTAGAAGTCGCTATTGCGACAGGAATCCCGATGAAGGAATGGCAAAGCGCAGAGGACATATTAACGGCACTTGAAGTATTAGAGGAGAGAAATGGCAACTGAAGCAATCAGTTATGATCGCCGCGAACTCCGAGCAATCACTTCAGCGTTCAAGGCAATGTCTGATCAAGCCATCGATGAGGCTAAAAAAGAATCATCTGCATTAGCAGAGTTTGCAGCTGGCAAAATCAAGGACAAGGCTGCAACTCGCACAGTCTCTCCTATTGCTGCTCAAAGAATCGCAAGCGGTGTCAAGATTTCAAAGTCATCCAAGATCGGTGAGTTTTCCTACGGCTTTGCATCTCAGAAATTCTCAGGCGGTGGAACTACACGCGATTTGTTATACGGTATGGAATTTGGTTCCAATCGTTACAAGCAATTCCCAACTCGAACACCTGTCAAGGGTCGAGGCAACTCAGGCTATTTCATTTACTCAACATTAAGAGAAATCCAGCCACAAATCGTTGCTCAATGGGAAGATGCGTTTTCTCGCATTATCAAGGAGTATAACTAATGGCAGGTAACAGAACCCTTAAACTTTCCATCCTTGCAGATGTCGATGACCTTAAAAAGAAGCTTGACACTTCCTCAAATGAGGTTGAAGGCTTTGCAGGCAAGTTAGAAAAGTTTGGCAAGATGGCAGGAGCAGCCTTTGCAGCTGCTGGTGTTGCTGCCGTTGCTTATGCTGGCAAGTTAGCCGTTGATGGTGTTAAAGCTGCAATCGAAGATGAAGCAGCTCAGGTTCGACTAGCAACATCTTTAGAGAATGTGACTGGAGCCACAAAATCACAGATTAAAGAGACTGAGTCCTATATTCTCAAAACTGAGTTAGCCTACGGAATCACAGACACAAAACTTCGTCCATCCTTAGATCGTTTAGTTCGATCCACAAAAGATGTTGAAGAAGCACAGAAGTTACAGACATTGGCGATCAACATCGCCGCCGGTACTGGTAAAGATTTGCAAGCCGTTTCAGAAGCATTGGCTAAGGCTCACGATGGAAACTTCACAGCTCTCAAGAAACTGGGCGGTGGCATTGATGAGAACATCATCAAGTCGAAAGATTTCAATGCTGCAACTGCATCACTAGCTGCAACATTTGAAGGACAAGCCACAAAACAAGCTGAGACATTTCAAGGGCGCATGGATCGACTCAAGGTTGCATTTGAAGAAGGCAAGGAAACTATCGGAGCAAAATTACTGCCTATTATTGAACAGTTAGTCAATATCATTGTCGAGAAGGTCATTCCTAATCTTGGCAAGTTCGCTGCCTACTTTGATCCAATCAAAAAAGCCATTATGGATAACAAAGAAACATTTCAAGCCTTTGGTCAGTTCATTATTGATTATATTGTCCCAATCTTGAGCTTTACGTTATCCAACGCATTTAAGGTAGTGGGCAAGGTTGCAGGCACAATTCTTGACATTATTGGAGATGTTATCTCTGGCATCACTCGCGCAGTCGGAATTGCTATTACTGCTATCAATACCGTGATCAAGGCATACAACGCCATTCCGCTATTGCCTAACATTCCGACTATTAACGCACCATCTGGATCAACTGCAACAAGTAGCAATACCGTTCCAAGTTCATCATTGCCAAGTGGTTTCAAGTCATCTTCAACTCCAACAACAGTCAATAACATCACAGTCAATGGAGCAATCGATCCAGCCTCAACGGCTCGTCAGATTTCAACAATTCTCAAGACTGAAGCAAACACCAGCGGAACATTCAGAACGCTTGGTCAAAGTGACTTTGCGGTGGCTTAATGGCTTGGGATCCAAATTGCTCCGTAGTCATCGATGGAACAGAGTTTTCATCTAAGGCTGTCAATACTGTTTCCGTGACTTATGGACGAAACTCCTATTGGGAACAAGCTCGCGCAGGTTATGCCTCAATCGAGATCGCTAACTGGGATAACTCAGACTATGGCTTTGAGATCAATGATTCTGTTGTGGTCAAAGTCGATAATGCAACTCCTACTGCTCGCACAGTATTTACAGGCAAGATCACCAGCATTGCAACACGCATGGCAGCCGTGGGAACCGTCAATGAAGTCTCACTCATTACTATCCAAGCCGTTGGACCATTTGCAAAGATGGCTAGAACTATTATCGGTGGCTCTGGGTATTTACGCGAGATGGATTCGACTCGCATGACAAACATCTTGACAGATGCAGGCGTTACTATTGACACCGTAGATTCACCTGGCATTTATGAATTTGATGCAGCAGCTGCACTTTCAACAGATGCTTATCAATGGGCATCTAAATATGCCGCAATGTGCAATGGATACATTTATGAAACAGCAGATGGCAAGGTTGGCTTTGCCAATGAGTCTCGCAGAACTACAGCCGTGGCTGCTTCTGGCTATATGGCTATACCAGAAAATTACATCTTATGGCGATCAGTAGCCTCATCTAAGGGCTTACAGGACATTCTGAACTCGATAACCCTGACTTATGGCACAGGAACACAAACATCTTCTGATGCGGCTTCTATCGCTTCCTACGGGCTTCTAGGGGCATCTGTACAGACTGAGTTACACCATGCAGCTGAAGCACAAGAACTGGCTGACAAATATGTAGCACTTCGTAGAGTTCCAAGACTCAATATGTCCTCATTCACGATCCAGTTAGATTCGCCAAATATTTCATCTGCCAATCTTGACAAGTTTCTACAGATGACTATGGGTAAGGCAATCAGCATCACAGGACTCCCAGTTCCACTCATGCCTACAAATTACTATGGTTTCGTTGAGGGTTGGACTTTACAAGTTTCCCGCAATCAAGCTGCAATTTCACTGATCACCAGCGAATCAAGTTATTCAATCCAGCCTACGCGCTGGCAGGATGTTTCGGCTGCCCTTGCATGGAATGGCGTGGGTGCTGCGGTACAATGGGCTACATACGACTAGGAGCATGAATGGCAACTACAACTAATTTCAGCTGGGCAACACCAGATGACACAGCATTGGTCAAGAACGGAGCATCGGCAATCCGTACTCTTGGTTCATCTGCTGACTCAACCGTTCAAGACCAAGTCATTGCCGCATTGATGGGAGCCTACTAATGGCAAATACAGCAAAAGCACTATTCCGTGGAGCAGCTACAACTACGACCACGACAACCCTTTATACAGTGCCAGCAAGCACAACTGCGATCGTGACTAACATTGTAGTGACTAATACTTCTTCTACTGCCTACACATTCACAATGGCTTTAGATGATATTGCTATCCACACAGCAACAAGCATTCCAGGCAACACAACAGTTTATATTGACTGCAAGCAAGTATTAGCAACAACAAAGACCATTAAGGGTGGAGCATCTAATACAGCGGTGAACTTCCACATCTCAGGGATGGAGATCGCGTAATGGCTATTTCTGCATATCCCGCTCCTGTTGCTAAGCGCAATGTCGTAACTCTTACATCTGGCACTTCATGGACAGTTCCAGCGGGTGTCACAAACATTGTTGCGACATTGATCGGTGGTGGCGGTGGTGGACAATCTTCACAAGGTTCAACTGCTAACACAACAACACATGATGGTGTTGGTGGACAGATCATCACAACTAGCCTTGCCACAACCCCTGGAGCATCAATTACTTATTCAATCGGCGCAGCAGGCGCAGCGGGTACATACCCTGGCTCAGGCGGTGCTGGCGGCACAACTACATTCACAGGCGCAACTTCTGCTGCTGGTGGTAATGGCGGTACTTACTTTGCAGCAGGTGTTGCAGGTTCTCAAGGTCGTTCAGCTGCTAATTATGGTACCGGCGGCATGAATGGCGGCTCAAGCAATAACGGTGGAGCAGGTGGAGCAGGTTCAATCGAGATCGAATATTGGAGCAACTAATGCCATACGCAATCATTGAAGATAACAAAGTGGTGAACATCGTCGTTGATGTCGATGCTAAAGATTTGAAGAAGAATCCAAAGAAATACATTGATTACACAGATGGCTGGGATTATTCCAACGGCATTGATGGAGGGGCATTCTTCCCACATGAAGCCGCGCCTGAGTAAGTCAGCCATTCAGCTGAGAGAACAGATCGATGACAGTTTCCCAGATCGAGATAGAACTTCCGATGGGTGGATTGGTGATACCAAACACGCTGCGCGCAAGTCTGATCACAATCCAGATGCTCAAGGATGGGTACGCGCCATCGATGTGGACGCTAATCTCGACAAATCAAAAGGAACTTCCGTATATCTTGCAGATCAAATTCGAGAATGTGCTAAATCCGATCGACGAATATCTTATGTTATCCACATGGGCAAAATCTGCTCACGCAAATCCTTTTGGCGATGGGTTAAGTATTCAGGAATCAACGCACACAATCACCACATCCACATCTCTTTTACACAAGCTGCGGATGAAGATCAAAAGTTTTTTAACATCCCGATGCTAGGAGGACACAATGGGTAGAGTAACTATCAGCTCTAATAATCTGTTTCCAGGTCCTAAAGGTGAGAAGGGCGAAAAGGGCGATGCAGGCGGTCCACCAGGTCCAGCAGGACCAGCGGGTCCTACAGGTCCAGCGGGTCCACAAGGTCCTCAAGGTTTACAAGGCATTCAAGGTCCACCAGGAGCACAGGGTGCGCAAGGTCCAATAGGATCAACTGGACTTAAAGGCGATCCAGGCAACGCAGCTACTATTTCTGTTGGTTCAACTACAACAGGAAGTGCAGGATCATCTGCTTCTGTTAGCAATTCAGGTTCTACTTCTGCTGCTGTATTTAACTTTACAATTCCCAAAGGCGATACAGGTGCAACTGGAGCAACAGGTGCAGGCGTAGTTATTGGCGGTACTGCGGGTCAAGCACTAACCAAGATCAACTCAACAAATTACAACACTCAATGGACAACAATCCCATTGCTCACAACTGCCAATACATTCACAGGTTCACAAACTGCAACTTCATTTGTTGTAACAGGTTCAACTTTGCCTGCCAATGGCGTATATCTGCCAGCGGCTAACACTTTGGGGTTGGCTACTAACTCGACTGTTAAATTGCAGATAAGTGCTGCAGGAGATTTTAACATTGGTGGTTCACCAGTTGCAGGTCAAATCTTACGCATTGAAAAGAACTCAACTGGTGCGACTAATACCATTGTATTTAGAGCGCAATCTCAAATTCAATCAGATGTTACTTCGTCTGCTCGCGGGTTTATGACCCAATTATCAACAGCGGCTAATTCATTTACAGTGCCTGCTATTTATCATTATGAAGCACAAAATTTAACAGTCAATTCACCTTCCACAGTAACCGAGCAGACTGCTTTTAGAGTTTCAAATGCGATCATTCAAGCATCCACAAACTATGGTTTTTATGGCGATATTCCATCGGGTGCAGGTCGCTGGAACGCTTATATGAACGGCACCGCCGCCAATTACTTTGCAGGTCAAACAACAGTAGGTTCAACATCACTCACATCGGAAGAGCACACGTTTGAACTCCAGTCACGTTTCGGAATCTAGTATGCCGTCTTCTGCTTGAAAAAAAAAAACATCAGAAATCATGTAGGATCAGACAATCAAAGTCGTCATACATAACCAGAGGACATAA